TAATGTGGTGGGCTGTTGACCATATCAACATTACCCCAAGCCATCTTACCTGCTTGCTCTGCTTCTTCCATCTTTTTCATGTATGTATCATGCCTCATGCTGAACCCCCTGTCTTTGTGTTAAAGTTAAGATGTACTACATTACCATCATAGGTCTTCTCTACACCTGCTTCTTCCTCTAACTCTACAGTAATATCCATCTCGTTGTCAATAACTTCCATCACATAATCGTGAACTATATCGCGTATTTCTTTTGACTCTTCCATGATAGGTACAGTAGCACACATCATCTTACAGAAGTGCATTACCTGCCCATAGTCATCGTCATCCATTCGGTTCTCAGGAAAGGCCATGATGGATATATCAATCTCGCCACTCCACTTACCGTCATCGTCAGCGTAAGGCCGTAGGCGTATAACAAAGTCTTCATCTTCTATCTGTTTCTTTAGCTGTTCCATATCCATGTGCTATCTCCTTTTTACTTTTGAACCCTTGAACTTTATAAAGGGGGGATGTTTGTTCTTGCCTTTCTCTTTTAACCAGTCTTCAGGAATGATACGGTCATAGTATCTGAACCCATGCTTGATACACCAGTCAGCGTAGGAAGACTTCGCTCCCTTACTAAGCTTGGCTCTACTATTAGTGAACACAAACCTAATGTCAAGCTTGGGATGCTGCTTCTTGATAGCAATGTGCTTACGCCTATCTGCTGCAAGGAACCTTCCCTTAGTCTCAATAATGATACCGTTGTACAGTATAAAGTCTGGTGTATAGGTGCGGTAGGCTAGGTCTTCCCATTCTATCTTGATATTCTCGTAGTCATACTTGACTTTGTGTTCATCAAGATACAGGGATAGCTGATGTTCTAGCCCACTGCGATACCCATACTTAATAGCCATACGCCTTGCCTTATGCAGCAATTACATCTCCTATGTATGAGATGATAGGTGGATTCTTTGCCTGTGACATAACGGCTGGCTTCTCTGTTAGAGTAGGCCAACAATCAAAACGATAACTACAAAACCTGCAGCCATCATTAAGTACTTTGTTACCTGTCTCCTTGCCTCTAAACTTCTCTGGTACTGGTTGAAAACACTTTTCAAATTTGTTCTCCTTTACTGTTGCTACTGTATCCTCAATCTTCTTAACCTCTGCATCAAGGTCAAGACCTGTAGCTGGTACATACTTGAAAGCACCATTAGCTTTGTTGACTACCCACCAGCCACCGACCTTCTTGCCGGATGCCTTTGCGTAGCCAGCTAACTGGCCTACGTATCCGAAACCATCACCACTGGCAAGGGTATCATAGGATTCAAATTTGTTTCTGTATGACCAGTCGGAAGCTGATTTAATATCATCGACAGCATCATTAATGACAATATCATATGACCCGCGAATGCTATCGTCACCAACGTCCAGATGAACGGTTTTACTATCTTCATACTGTACCCCCGCTTCCTTTAGCAATCCCTTGAAGACAGCTTCAACGATGTCTCCAAGCATCATGTTCATTATGAATGTGGTAGGGAAAGGCAGGGCAACTTCAGGCTTGTTCTTCTCATACCATAGCTGGCAAGTAGGTCTGCCAACATTAGACATGCGAATCCTGAAGTCACCTCGCTTAGTTTCCCCACCAAACTGACGCTTCAGTGCATCGGATATGTCTGCAGCCACCTGATTGATGGTAGCCTCAGACATGGTACTGTCACCCTTGACAGCACTATCCATGTACTGATGTAACGCCAGTTCAGCAGGATGGTTCATTACGCTACCTCTTCAACATCAATGATGTCGTTGATGTCCAACTCATCCAACTCATCACCATCACTGTCCCCTGCTTTCTCTGCATAGGCATTGATGATGTACTCGTTGTAGTTCTGAACCCATGCCATGAAGTCAGCAAAGAGGTCTTGGTCTTTCTGCTGTAGTTCAACTGTCTTGGTAGTATCCATACCAGCCAGAGGTAGATAGAAGCTATTGCCGTTAGGCAGCTTACGCTCCTCAGTAGTAAGGTCTACTGTATGCTGGACAGGTAGACGCTTCATCTTAGCCAGCTTAGTGAATACGCCACCGACTGTCTTGAATGCGTCACGGTTTTCTACTTCCCAGATGAATGGGGTAGATTCCAACTCAACAGGATTACCATTGACATCTTTAGGATTAATCAACTCGACATTGCCAAGCACTACTCGTACACGCTTGATTGACTTGATTAATTCTTTGGTAGCTTCGGGTAGTGAAGCATAGTCTTCAATCCAGCCAGCAGGTTTCCCACAGTTGTAGCCACCATCGTTATCTTTCAAGTCCATGTTAAGGGTATCAGCCATCACAGTCTTGACGTAACGATTAGGTTTGCCACCACTGCCCATCACAAACTTCTTGTACATGAAGCGTTGCATGAATGGACGGACAATAGCAGACTCAGCGTAGTAGGTAGGGCCATCTGGAATCTCCAGCTTGTATGTACCTGCCTTAACCAAGATGCTCTCTGCACCAAGAATAGCAGAGTGGTTGATGCGTAGACGAGCAAGGAACATACCCTGCTTCTTAGTGGTTGCTGCTTCGTTAGCCATGCCCATAGCTTTAGCCATCTCAGCGTAGTTGTTCGTATCAATTGTTGTAAGTTCAGTCATATAATTAACTCCTTTTCAGTTGTGGAATGCATAGTTATATCAGGTTACGTCCTTGGTGTCAAGCCAATTCGGGCCTATCTTTGCCTCTAATAATAGAGGTACGTTGAAGTCAACTCCCCACCGTAAGGTGATGAGTTCAGGTAGTGCTTTATTAGTAGCAGCTATGACATTGATAACCTGCGCTTCTTCGTCAGGGTGTACGTCAATGACAATACTGTCATGCACTGAGTTCACTATACATGATTGCATACCATTTAGCAAGTCATCAATGTGCAGCAGTGCAATAGGTACAATGTCTGCAGTAGCGAATGATTGCACAGGGTAATTCTTAATCTGTGTAAAGTGAGAGACACGCCCTGTAGATTTACGTACCACATCAGGGAACGCAAACTCTCTGCCACTAGGCGTGGTTATCTTTTGTGTGTTCACAGCTTCTTTAGCCAATCGGGAGTGCCAAGCGGCAACTCCTTTGTACTTCGCTGTGAAGTGTTCGTAGTATGCTGCTTCGGCTTTGCTTCTGCCATATCCTGTCGCGCCGTAGAGTGGAGCAAACGTATGTGCCTTTGCATCCTGTCTACTCGTAGGCTGACCAGCATCACTAATAACTTTAGCGGTGTATGCATGTACATCAAATCCAGTAGATACTTCTTCAATAGCCACCTCGTCCTGTGATAAGTAAGCGGCAGTACGAAACTCAAGCTGCGCAAAGTCAGCTTCCATTATCTTACCACCATCCCATCGTGACACAAACACTTTCTTTACAGGGAACGTGCCGCCACGTGGCATGTTCTGCATGTTAGGGTCTGCACCAGAGAAGCGACCAGTTGATGTGCGATGCTGTAACAGACGCACATGCAGCTTGCCATCACTCTTAGTGTATAGCCCAATGCCATCAACGAATGATGACAGGTAGGTATCGACAGCAGATAGCCCCACGTGGCATGTTCTGCATGTTAGGGTCAGCACCAGAGAAGCGACCAGTTGATGTACGATGCTGTAGCAGACGCACATGCAGCTTGCCATCACTCTTGGTGTATAGCCCAATGCCATCAACGAATGATGACAGGTAGGTATCGACAGCAGATAGCCGCCGTACCTTGTATAAGAAGTCAACCGCATCATCCAGTCCTCTGGACTTAGCTGCTGATTCTAGTACCTCTAGGTTCTGTTTGCTAGTGGAGAAGCCGTTAGCACTTGCCCACTTAGGTGTAGGTGGCTTGAACTTGAGGCCAGCCACTTCGCTGGTGCGTGAGAGAGTGTAACCAGCAGTATCACAAACAGAGCAACGATTAGGTTTCGCAAACGGTTCACCATTCTTCTTTACCTTTCTTGTATAGCCGGAGCCACGACAGGCTTGGCATTGTTGCGCTACTGTCTTTTGTACACGCTCAGTACCACCAGCAATCAGGCTGCGAAAGTCTGCATCTGCCATGTATGGGTCAATAGCATTACCCCAATACGGTTTGTCCAATACCTTGCGGCTGTAGATAACCCAAGACAATTGCTCTGGGCTGTTGAGGTTGATAGGTGTATCACCCATCAGCTTACGTACATGAGCCTGTAAGTCAGTAGTAAGTTGCTGCTTCTCTTGCTCAAACTCACTGCGTACTTCTTCTAGCTTAGTCAGGTCAACGGCAAAGCCTGTCTGATATATCTTAGTCAGGCATTTAGCCACACGATTAGTCAGTCGTGCAGTAGACAGCAGACCTGCATCTGCCTTAGTGTTAAGGCGATACCATAGCTTATCGGCAAGCTGCTGAGTAGCATGAAGGTCAGCAGATAGATACTCACACAACTCGTTGTATGGTATGTCTCGTGTACTGTAGCCCTGCTTGAAGTACTCCTTGAGTGTATCCTGCTTCTTCGTATCCAACTCGTAGCGTTCTGCACAAGCCTCTAGTGATAGAGGTTCCTTCAGTCCACGCTGCAAGACATACTCAACAAGCATAGTATCAAACACTGCACCATCATACTTGAAGCCTGACTCCCATAGCCATAGCAAATCATGTGCCACGTTGTGACAGATGAGTACAGTAGCTTGGTCAAGATACCACTGCACACGCTCATGGTAGTCAGGTTGACTAGGAACATCAGCATGGTCAAAAGGGAAGTGCTGTTCATGTCCTTGGTCAGTCAGTACGCCCACCATAGTCAATGAGTTGTTAGGCTCAAAGGGGTCTAGGTGTAGCTTACCACCACGCTTGGTGACTGTGTTCTCTACATCAAGTACTAGCTTCTACTAGCTTCATCCTTCGTACCTCGCTGTCTGATAGTTGAGTTCACAGTTCACCATGCCATGCCAGCCATTCAACTTGTTCTTGACGATGTTGATATGGCGTAGTGGGCTTTCTTCTTCCTGTCCTTCTACGGTAGGTGACTTACCAATCAGTATCATCAAGTCAGCTTCAGCAGCCTTACCTGTACGTGAGCCTTCCATCATTGATTGGTTAAGCTGCGCACGACCTTCAGCATCTGCTGATAGCTGTGACATATAGAATACGGCACAGTCATAGGTCTTTGCAATCTGCCTAGCGTAGATAGCACAAGCCTTCAGTGCTTCGTCTGGTCTGGCATAGTTACCTGCCACACCAAACTTATCACCCATGTCTAGTACTAGAATGTCAGGCTTGAATGATTTACATACAGACTCAACCCATGCCATGTCTCTGCCACCTGCATCTTTAATCTTGATGTTGTTCATCACAGGTTCATACATTAGCTTGGCCTTAGTCATGTCATCTCGCACCTCTCGTGCTGTCATTCCAGCCGCTGCTGTTAGGTATCTAGCACCGACACGGTGGGTAGGCTCTTCATTACATAGGATGATACACTTAGCACCTTGTGAGGCAAACCCACCCGGCGCAGCAATCAAGCTGGCATGGAAGGATGTCTTACCAGTGTTAGGTCTAGCACCTACTTCGATAAGCTGACCACCTGACACACCCTCTATCTTGCGGGTGACTGATGGTATGTTGAATGCCCACTTAGCTTCCAACTCAGCTTTAGCCATGAGAGTTTCGATAGTGATATCATCCCATTCGATATTAAGGTTAGGGATGAAGTCATCACCGTATCTCTCAAGTAAGTTACGCAATGCCTCTAATGTAGAAGCATCACCGTTGACCATATCGAATCCAATATTCGCAACGTCTTCTCCAATCACCTGCTGGAATAGTTTGGACAGCACCTCTTGTGCTATGTCACTACCCATAGGCTGCTCACGCTTCACCTGTGCAAACAGGCTACTGTATGAGGCTTTCTGTGCCGTAGTCAGAGTAGGATTGTCAGACATAAACAATGCCTCAATCTCATCTGGCGATACGGTACGCTCATACTTGTCCATAGCTGTGTCGATAGCTTTCTTAATCTTTCGCACGTCACTACTGAACAAGCGGTCAGGACACTTGGAACCACGATGGTCATCGTAGAACCCTTTGTCCATCAAACTTCTAATCAGTGATAATTCCATTTAGCTTCTCCATATCTTCGGGGTTACGATATTTCAAGTCATCAGTCAAACGTAGGACACGAACATCGTTCACGTATCCACGTAGTTCCTTTGCCATCTGCAAAGTCTTGGGTAGCGCATCGGGGTCTAACGCTATTACGGCTGTTGAGAACTGTGCAAGATACCTTTTATGCGATTCCTGCAATGATGTGCCAAGAAGCGCAACCCCGACAAAGTTACCGTAACCAACAACGGCTGCACTCACACAGTCCTCAACAACAACTGCGACTTTACCACACCCAGCGGTGTAAGGCAAGCCACTTTTTCCATATCGTTTCCATTTAGGTAGACGCTGCCCAGACAATGACCTGCCTGTACCATCTACCATCTTACCTTCTTGCATGACAGGGAATACCACACGGCTTTCCTTTACATCATACAACAAACCTAATTCATCTATATCCAATCCCCACTCAGCACACCACCTGTTCATGTACACATTGTCACGATGCGGTATGATGTAGGTAGGTAACTCAAAGGGTATGACATCATTAGCAAAATCCTGTGCATTACCCATGCCAGCCCTGATGTCCTCTACCGTCATGTGGACACGTGTGCCACCCTTGACACCGCATGACATACGATAGCAGTTCCACACCAAGCTACCCATGTTGTTAGTCACAGTAAAGGTACGCTTGCCACAGTTAGGACAAGTCATTCTCTTAGTATGACCATTAGGTATATCTAATTCACTTACTATATTATATATGTTCATAACTATATCACTTTCTCTGCGGCAGTTAAGTGCTTTTACCATAGGATTTACGAGTTGTCAACGCATTATTTGCAGAGGCATATGTATTTTTCATGTATGGTTTTACTGACTGTGGGTTACTATGTCCTGTAACCGACATGATTTGTCCCATAGGGACACCAGCTTCAACCATCTGTGTTGTACCTGTCCTTCGTAAGTCAGACAGTCTCAGTTCATCAGACAGCCCAGCTTCGCGCATGACAGCCCTTCCAGCTTTAGACAGTCTCTCCAAGCTATAAGGGTGGTACTGCCCCTGTACAGGCATTGTACGAGGAACAACGTACTGTTGAAAGCCAAAGTCCTGCTCTTGTTGCACAAGCATCTCAAGCAAGTCATCCTCTATGGGTAATGTTACCTGTGACCTACGCTTAGATTGCTCAAGATAAAGCTTGCGTTCAGCCAAGTCAAAGTTATCCCACGTCAACAGACGCATGTCACCTAGTCGCTGACACCATTCGTATGCCATGTGTACTATGAGGCCAAGGCTACGCCATTCAAATGTGCTATATGCAGTGTCAAGGAATTGACGCACATCATCCTCAGTCCACACAACCTTGCGTTGTGGTGGTGTCTTACGCTTGACACTGGCAAAGGGGTTGACCGTTGCATACTCCATGTCAATGGCGTAGCGATACACGATAGATGACACAGTACAGATGTGATTGGCGAGGCTGATGCCCCGCGCAACCCAATCTTCGTAAGCGTGTTTAGCTTGCTTGCTTGTCAACTCAGTGTACTTTACATCACCAAATTCTTTACACATTACACTCAAGAAATACTTATAGTCTTGTTTAGTTCTGTCGCGTAACATACTGAAATCATTGGATGTATAGTACTTGTCAACTAGTTGCTGCACTGTTTTCATGTTAAACTAACTCCTCATAATCTAGCGCATCATATGCGTCTTGAGAGTCTACAAATTGATACATACCAAACTTGTAGTACTGACTTGTTTTGTCATGCACATAGACACCATCGCCTAAATGTATTCCCCACCTATTATATATTCTATGCACGTAATCTTCTGGATTCTCACCTCTTTCATATAAGAATTTATACATCTTATATTTCTTCCAGTGCTTTCCTTTTCGCTCTTTAGTCCAATGCGGCACGTAACATTGCACAGTCCAACAACTGAAGCGTGATAAAAACCACGCCTCATTTAGTGTGTTGGGCTTATCATTTTCATGGAAGCGTTTTGTGTAAGGCCAGCCAGAATCCATCATGCTGCAATCAACTCATTGAACTGCTTGCTTTCAATCCACTGTGCTACCTTGGCTTCACGCTGAAACATATTGACTGCCTCAGTATCGCCAGCAGTATTACGCAACTTGAAACCATTACGCTCATCAGCATAGCTTGCATAGTTAGTGAAGGCAGAGTACAACGCCCAAGCATTGTGTCCTCTGGTGTTAGCTTCCTGCTCATACAAGCGCAGCATCTTGTCTGCTGTCTTGTCTGACTTCAGTAAGGATTCAAGCATAGGCTTGACATCACCAAAGAAGATAGGCTTGTTAGCCCAGCCTTGCAGACGCTCAGACTGTGCATAGAAGTCTTGCTTGCTACGGTTAAGTTGCCCAATGAACCTGTCAAGGCTGAAGCCACTGGTATTCTTGCGGCGTACCTTGTCATGCTCACCACGCACCATGCCATTGGTGCAGAAGAAGTCGATAGCACCAAACGCCACTGGTATTCTTGCGGCGTACCTTGTCATGCTCACCACGCACCATGCCATTGGTGCAGAAGAAGTCGATAGCACCAAACAGTACAGTGTTTGAACAAGTACCGTCAACACCATGCAATGCAATGATGCGCTGCGCTACCTGAGTAACATGCTTCGGGGTAGTGATTGTAGCCTTGACGTTAGGCAGGGTCATGTCCATCATAGCCCAGCCATTGTGATGAGCATCCCGCCAAGTAATGTTAGCACCATCTACCTCAAGTGAGGAAAGGTTCTCTGTCACTGTGTCCATGACACTGCGAAAGAAGTCACCATGTGATGCACAGGTGAAGTCCTTGCCAACGATAGCGATAGGTTCACCAGTGTTATTGTCGATGACATACTTCTTGTCAGCTACACGAGTAGGCTCAAAGGTTACATCAAAGTCTAAGTTTTCAGGGATATATTCTAGCATATCAATTCTCCTTTATAATATGATTAGTATTAGTGGTAGTATGGTAATCCATAACAACAAGTCCATAGTTATACTCCTTATTATATAAGATGTCAACCGTGTTCACGGATATCAAAGTTAAACTCATGGCGCAGCCTGTCTTTTGCATTGGACAATTCCTGCAGGTCATAAGCGGTAATAGCTTTGACACCACCCATGTCAGGATACAAGGCGGTGTCTAGTATCTCATCTAGCAACTCGTATACCTTGATGACAGCAACCCGCTGGTCAAGAGACAGCTTGGCTATACGGTCACGGCGTTGGATGCGTTCCTTCTCACGCTGCGCTGCCCAATAATCAATACGTTCATCTTGTGTCATGTTCTCTAGCTTCTTACCCATCTTCTAACTCCTTCTGGAACTCAGTCCATGCGGCATGAAATACCTCGTTGAAACTGTGGTAGTTGGCATCCTCAAAGGCAGCAGACGCTACCTCAAAGATGTCCTGCCCACTCCACTTGACTGCTTGGGATAACTGTATCCCTTTGATTTCATTACTATTCATGCTCACCTCCATTGCCTCTGCCTAGCCCACCGAAATACTGTGGCTTGCGTCTTGCTGTTTCAAATACACCTGCCGTAATGAACACACCTGCTATCAGCAAGGCATGTGCTACTGCACTGATACCAAACACAGTGACAGAGCCGACAGACATTCCAAAGATAATACACCACATCCATGCGAGTATCTGCATAACCAGATGCCGTGTATTTGTATCAGGTATGTAGGACAGCGGGTTGTGTTTACTGTCCATGATTAGGTTGTATAGTTTAATCATCGTCA